ATACTTAAACGTAATTACTTTTTGCTTATCGATAAATGCCTTTCCTTTTGCCCCTATACCCATACCACAAGTATCTTTTATATCTACTAAAGGTGGGTATTGATATCCAAATCCCCCTCTAATCACATCAACAGCAAGTACAGCACCATCTGTACCAACAATAGGATTTGCCTGAACACCTACTCCACCACCTCCATAAAAATGAACGGAAGTTTTACAAGGTCTTGGATTATATTCTAATTGAACTCCGCCTTTATTTACTTCTACTAGCTCTCCATTAGCATCTACTTCTATATCTTCATCATATCCTGCACACTCATCAGCTCCTTCGGGAATCAAGTCTTGGGGATCTAAATTATTAACCTCATTAATATCTAAGTACTTTACAAAATCTCTATTCTTAATAATGAATACAGTTCCTGGATTACTTTTTGCATATTCATTAGCTTCACAAATAGTGACGTTGGTTACATACCCTCTATCACTAGAGATGTATCCAACATCTATTCCTTCTTTTGTAGGTGAATCGAATATATTAAATGTCATAAAGGTATTTATTATGTCTTAAGAAGGTTACCGTTTTTGTCTATCAAATTTCCAGCAGTATCTTTAAGTTCATCTAACATAGTATCTACGTTCTCTCCTAATTTTGGATTAAAGAACACAGGAGGTTCTCCCAGAGATGGTTTTATGAAAGCAAGAGCCGCTTCTGGTTTTGGAATCTTATCCAGAATAATACTAGGATCGCCTGATTCTATTGCCTCTTTAGCAATAGTTTCAACTTTATCAACAAAGTTACCAACAGCACCGAAAGATGGCATCTGACCTGCTTCTGCACCAGAACCTCCTTTACCTAACTGATAAAAGTCCGAGACTGCAGGGTTAGCTGGTAATTCAAATGGGAATAGATTGGTTTTCATATTTTCAAAATTTAATGCAGCAGATATATTACCACCTAAATTACCAATCAAACCTATTATATCAGATAAAGACTTACTCTTACCATTCATCTCATCCAATCCACCAGGATCATTAGCTTGAGTAACTGTAAATGTGGCAAGATTATCTCCACCAACTACCCCTATTACATCACCACTTTGGTACTTAGAACCACGATTAACTATAGTGATAGCACCTGGATTAACAGGACCATAGACCTCATCCAAAATAAATTGAGCATCAAAATTACCATCATCAATTTTTAAAAGAGTATTCGCTTCATAATTTTCTCCTGCAGTATTAACAAATATTTGATTTATTCTTCTATCACCAGGCGAATATGTTGTATAGTTCACTTTCATTCCACTTCCCGTACCTGATCCAACAACAGTACAATTAACAGCATTAGCACCAGGAAAAGTATAACCACTTCCTCTTTGAATCCAAGTGAAGTCTTTTGCATGTCCAGTTGATGATGCTCCAAGACCACCAGTAGAGACTCCAACATTGACAGTTGCTCCTCTACCTGGACTTGTGGTAATACCAGGATTAATATTACTATGCCAATAAGTACTTGCACCTTCAGCAGTTACATAATCACTACCACCTCTTGATAAATTTAAAACCTCTTCATCATTCTGAGATATAATAGCACCTTCAGGTAGTTCAACATCAGGAAGACGTTGTGGATTTTCTGGTGGTAATCCAAGTTGACTCTTAATATCTTCCAAGAACCCATTCATCTGAGTAATTGTAGAATTATTTGCTTTATCGATACTTGCCTTATTAGCATACATTACTCTACCTAAAAGGTCTTCTGCAGTACACACAGGAACTTTAGGTACTGTAATAGGGATTGAGTCTAACCAATCAGATGATTGGAAAAAATCTTCTTCCCAATTAGATTCAGAAATATCTTTAACTATTTCATCTACATTTTTAGTTGATTCTAATGCAGAATTTAATTCCCTACGAGTAGGTGCTCTGTGAGCATGTTCTACATATGCTGCAGCAATTTTAGCTTCAATAGGACTACTAATCGAAGTTATTATATCAAAATCATTATCACCAGCAGCTGCATTATTCCTATTATTAATTTTATCAACCATACCCTCAAAATCAAACATCTTATTCATTATAGATTTAATTTGATCTTCCAATCCAGCAGTCATAGCACCATAAGATTGAAGTGTTGACTCGCCCGTGATATCTTTCATATCAGCAAATTGAAATCTTACACTAGCAGGTAATGAAGATACCTTTTTAGTTAGTTCTTTATTAAGAGTTTTACTCGTGTATTCCATCATTTTATTGAATGGAACCTTCATATACTTTGATATTTCTTTAGCAGAAGATTCCATTTCACGCTGTAAATCAGCTAGTGTACTATTTTTTCCTGAGACTGCTTCAATATATCCATAGTCTTGCATAGATTTAAATACCTTATCTGCCTTCACACTTAAATTATCCATTGCAGTTTGTGTTGCCTTAATAGATGAACCAACAATATCATCTGGTTTCATTAAGACAATTTTTTCTCTGTACTTATCATCTCTACCCACATCACCTGCAGACATAAGATGAGGGTTATCAGAATTTTCTTTTGTAGGATTCCCTTTTGGTTCAGTTCTTGGAGAATTTTCTTCTTTAGAACGATTTTTAGTTCCTTGTTTTACAACACTTGATACAAAATCATTACCTAGTTCTTCTATCTCTTCATCAGTTTTACCTTGAGATTTCCATTCTTCATTTAAAGTATTTAAATCTTCTCTTGCACTAACAATATCTGCTTGTTGATTCTCAGTAGGTTGAAACCCAGGTTTACCAACATCTTTTGAATTTACTTCTTCCTTTGCAACCTCTTTATCAATAGCTTTCTTAGCAGATAAAGACTCTGCAGGGGCATACTCTTTTGTTTCTTTCTTAGGAGTATTAGTGTCAGAAAATCCACTCATAGGAGCAAAATTCTTCCCCTTCTTACCATCAGATCCTAAAGATGTTGCCATATCTAAGGCAGTCTGAGTATTGTTACCCAGAATACCCATGATAACAGGGACTTGTCCTTCAGGACCGTCCATAAAGAATCCAAAGACAAAGTTACCCTGTCTTATACCTGGAGTCTGGTAGACCTCTCCTTGACCACCACCTGCGGTGATGGGATACATTACCTGTGCCCAAGGAAGTTGTTGAGAAGGAATAGTTTCCTCCCCACGATCATGTAGTCCAATAATTCTTACCTTATATCTCCTTCCCCAACCTTTAACTTCTTCTTTGTTGTCAAATTTTCCTGTCTTTATATTATCTCGCCACACAGAGTCATCAGGGATTTGGCCTATCCACCAATTAAATCCCTGACCTAAGTAACCTTGATTAAATAATGACCCTGCTTCCATTAATCGTCGTATACCTTACATTCAGCTGCATCTGGATGATTATCACAATAGATTTCTAGATGAGAATCTTCATGTCGTGTATGATAATCATTTATCTTACCTTCATTATTATCTATCACATCATCCTTATGATAAACATCATAATCAGCATGAACATTTTCTAAATCTTCCTTAGTATACTCATGCATACCATGATTAGTATGCTCCTTACCATCTTTAGGGTCAATATAGACCTCGTGTTCTAAATCGTGTTTAATAGTCATAAGATCTCCTATGTTAATAGTACATCCTCACTTGTTGATTGTGCGGCTGCTGCTCCTCCGTTACGGGATGAGTGGTTACCTTCTCTACCAACCGAATCTCTAACTAGATTTAGTTTAGTATAAGTTCCTTTGGCAGACAAATAATGACATAAATCTACTATAATATATAGACCCCCATCTTCCTTATTTACTTCGTCATCATTTTCTTTTGTTGACTTAGGCACATCAACGAAGAGGGAGTGTCCTATATGGAGAGATAAATCTCCAGGTATAGTAATTGTCATCTTAGAGGAATATAATTGATTATATCTCATGATAGATTGATTGACAATATCAATATACTTAAAGTTTTCATCCTTTGACTTTGTAAGTTGTTGTTGATCTTGCCCTTGACCCGTTCCATCAGGAAGAGAACCTACATCTAAGTAAAAATAAGTAGTACGTGAAAAATTCTTCTTGTCACCTGGTCTATTAAACATTGAATTCATTGTCGGCAATTCTTTTCCTGCATGTTTTATTGGTTGTGCTGCTGCCGAATTTGCATTCTCTTCCGCACCAGTAGTATTGTCTGCAGAATTAGTAAGAACTTCATAATAACAATCAAAAGGATTGAATGTAACGATACGAGTATCATATGCACCCAATCTCAATTTCTGTTGAACATCAACTCTATTATCCTTTTCATACTCAAGTATTCTTACATCATATCCTACAGGTAATTCTTCACCAGGACTATTAGTATAGATAATAGATTTCATAGGTGGATTTTTTTCTTTATCCATCAAAGAATCTATAGATTTAAAATAAAAACCTTCAGAAGTTTCGTAAATTAAAAATCCCGCAGTTTTTTTAGAACCGCTATTAAATTCAGGAACTGACTTTGATGATAACCAATTTAAAAGATAAAATGGTTTACGATTATTACCAATAAAATTATAGTTATTTTGCGTAACTTCAATATCTATTTCCTTATCTGTCTTAAAATATGTTTCACTAGTGCTTAAGATTTTTTCTATATGATCAGAAACCTTCCCATCAAATCTTTCATTGACTCTTATCTTTTCATTCAAAATAGATTCTTTAGATACTAAGTCCAGTTGAACCATAGACTTAGTGGACTCATCTAATATAGGAGTTACCTTATTAATATACATCACTATGCTTATTTGATTCTCATTATTATCAGTAAATTCTAAGTGAACCTCCTCCTGTCCTACGATAGGTAGACCGTCAACAGCAGTCTTTTCATTAATAGTATCTCCAGAATCATTAAAGATTACTGTCGCTCTAATAGAGTCCTGCAATATACTTTCATAATAAGTAAATTGTTGAACACCATTAGCTACATTAACCTGCCCCTCTTTATTAGATTTGATTTCCACCTTTGTAATAAAGGCAGGATCGGCACTCCTAGTAACTACTGTTTGTTCTGTCATGTGTTTATAATTCCTCCTATACTATTTAACGCATGTATAAAGACTCATATGAATCTTCAACTGAACCTGTAGGAACTAATAAGATCCTCTTAGATTCAAGTGGAGAATCTTTATCTCCATCATCTTCTGGTTTCTGAAGGACAACCACTTCTTCATCGGAACCATCTTCATAAGGTGCATACTCACTAATAGAATCAATAGGATATGTACTACCACCTTTACCATCACCAGGAATATATCCACCATGACCTGGCATTCCTCTAGGATATTTTTTTCCATCAAAGGTGATTGTTGATAGGTCTGATTTTATAGTTTTATCTGTTGTTACCTCATCAGTCTTCTTAGATTTAAACCAGTTCAAAGGATTGGCTTTCTTTAATATATTACCTGCTTTCTCCTTTACATCACCAACAAACTTATCTCTCTTCTCTTTCGCTTCTTTCCTTTTCCTTTCCTTCTCTTTCTTTCTTGCTTCTTTTTCCTTTTTCCTAGCTGCTTTTTCATCTTCAAGATTGGGTGCATCTTTATCACCACTAAAGAAAGATTTAGCAAGAAGTGGTATAGTTTTTCCAAGATTGAGAAGAGCTAACCAATTAGTAATTCCAAATCTAGTTTTATTATTTGCTTTAAAATCTGTTATAAATCGTGAGAATCCACCCTTCACCCACTCAAAAATCTTACCACCTCCCTTCAGTACCTTACCAATATCTTGCTTTAACTTCTCACCTGCAGCTGCCATACCGCCGCCCATCAACAACGTATGCAGAAGATCACCAATGTATACCCCAATTGTTTCACCAAGCAATGTACCAAGAAAGGGTATGGGTATAAAGGTTCCAAGTGCTCCACCTAATGCAGCACCAACACCTTTAAATAATGCTTTACCAACTGGATCTCCTGTCATCATAGAGACAAGAGCTACAATTATTGGTCCCATTATAGGGATTCTTTTAGCAAATCCTTTGACTGCTGGCATTGCTGCTTTCATTGCAGGTGCTACAACCTTTGCTGCTTTACCAAATATCTTTGCTGCCCATCCACCAACTTTACCTGCTCCTTTTGCTGCTACCCCTTTACCCATACCCAATAAATTTTTTCCAAAATTAAGTGCCTTCCCACCTAAATTCTTTCCGACATTAAGTACTTTACCACCAATATTCTTGGCAAGATTTGCTGTCTTACCAAGTACATTCTTTCCAGCATTAAGTACTTTACTACCTACATTTGCAACGGTTTCAAATACCTTCTTAGCTCCAGGAATTTTCAGTAATTGTTTTGCAGCATTTTTAATAAAGTTCTTAGCAAATCTAATTGCTCTCTTTACTATTACCCTTGCTATTCTAAATGCTCTGGTTATACTTTTAACAACTGAGTCAAGTATTTTCTTACCGATAATTTTCCATACTAAGAATCCCGTAAAGAGATCTTTAAGAACCCCCATGAAAGATTCAATTTTTTTCGCTCCCTCTTCACCTACAGCACCCTTTACCAACCCCATTCCCATATCATAAAGTTTATATGCCCAGTCAATAAGAGTTGTAATACCCGTTAATAATTCCAATCCCCAATCAGTAAGCCATCCAACAACAGCAGCTAAACCTTGAACCATCTTTAGTAAAGAAGGCAATAATGGAAGTAACTGGATAGTTACATATCCCAATACCATTGTTGTAAAGAAATTTGAAACCCACTGCCATGCACTCATCAGTGCCTTTGGTTTCATTTTACCTAAACCTAAACCACCCTTCTTTTTCTTTTTTTTCTTACCTTCAAGAGAGGTTTCCATTGCTGATAAATCAGCCTGTTCCTTAATTTTTCTCTCTTTGTCTTTCTTTTTCTTCTCTGCAGCAACAGTACCTTTTAATATATTATCAACAGCAATAGTTTTAACCTTAATTCTTATAATATTATCTTCTATACCACCATACTCACCTTCCTTACCAGTATGTTTCTGAATATCACCACCAGGAACATCAGGAATTAATGGAGTACTTGCTTCTACCTTTACTATTTTACCACCTTCTTCAGACCCAACAAGATCTCCTCCCTTTTCACCACCACCTTCTTCATCAATACCCATCATTTTTTTCATTCTCTTTCGCTTCGCATCCTTCTTCTGCTCTGGAGTTAATACTTGCGTTGCAGTACCCTGTGCTGCTTTCTTTGCAGTAGCCTTTGCACCAGATTTTGCAGCACTAGACGCAACCTTTGTACCAGCACTTACACCAGTTTTAACACCCATTGCTGCTTCACCAAAAGGTGTAGGTTCTACAAGGGCAATTGCCCACCCAACAATATCAATAAAATCCATATTATGCTGTTATCCCCAAGGTCTTTTGTTTAGCACTCTTTCCATTAGGATGCACAACATTAAAATCAGGTATATCACTACTACCCATTAAAGCATTAGCTCCTTTAGAACCTTTAGCAGGTAAAGTAACAACCCTCACTTTTTTTTGTTTAGAAGGAGGAATAAGACCAGATTTATCCAATGCATTACCAACAAACTCCTTCCCTTTATTAAATACCCCCTTTGCTTTATTACCTAACCACTTGGCTGCTTTGACTTGAGGAAGCATATTAAATGCTCCTCCCATTTTACCACCTAACCATTTGGCTGCTTTGACTTGAGGAAGTGCATTAAACATACTACCAAAACCACCCCGTTTCTTAGTACCTTTAACCTCACCACCTTCATTAAATCCCCGAATTACACCACCACCATTTAATTTTTGAACTACTGGAACTAAACCACCACTAGCCATTCCCATTCTATTCATCTGTCTTACCTGACCACCACCTTGGAATGCTTGAACTAAACCACCACCATTCATTTTGGCCTTTGAAGATATACTAGCACCTAAACCATCTAGTTCAGCCTGATCTTTGATATTTAATAATGCTTGTGCATGTGGGTTTTCTGCAAAAAACTTCTGCTTATCTTCTTCTGTTGTTTTGCCGATTGATCCACTAAGAGTAGTTTCACCATCGACTGTTTTTGATGTTGTTGTAGTCTTGATACCCTTATCAAAATCAACATTAGTATCTGATGTTTCTTTTGTTCTTGGACCTGGACCTACAGCCTTTGTAAGTTCCACACCTGGAGCATACGTTAGATCAGTTAAAGGTTCTAAACCCTGCAAGGCTCGTTCTTCATTAACATACTTAAGCATATATGCTTCTTGTCCTTTTCTCTCTTCTGGGTCAGTTACGACACCACCTTCCTCAAATCCACTCATAAGAGTTGGTTTATTAGTTCCACCTGCAGCAGCATTTAATCCCTCAAGAGTATCTACTCCATACTTTTGAACTGCATCTTTAGTCATAACAAACTCACCAGGAGTTAGCATTGCAGGAACTGTATCTTTATTACCAGAACCAGGAACTTCACCTCCCTTATTAAACTTTTTCGGTTTAGGATCCTTTTGTTCCTGAACGTTATCTAAGTCTTTAGGTCTTCCCTCATCCTTCGTAGTAGCATCTGGTGCTTCTAAACTTCCAGTTTCTTTCTCAAGGTCTTTACCTGCTTCCTTCTCTGCTTTATCTAAGTCTTTCTCTCCACCCATTAAAAAACCTACAATCTTTCCTGGTAAATCTCCCAACCACTTAACCACATCCATAATTTTAGGAAGAGCCCAAGCTACTAAGACTACAGTTCCTAATATCATTCCACCTGGTCCCAACAGAACTGGCAGGAACCACATAATACTTGCTAACAGTACAGGCCACCAATCCCTCAAAAATCTCACAAAAGATTTAACCCTATCTGCATTACCTGGATTGCCAAACCAATCCATTATCTTCATCGCAATCTTTCCAAACAACACAGTGGTCAAGAAATTTACAAACCTATCCCATATACTTGTAAAGGGTGCAAGAGCTTTCTTTGCTTGCTTTTCCATTCCTTTCTGCAAACCACCCTTCTCTAGACCCTTTTCAGCTTTTTCAGCATCCTTTTGTTCTTTTGCTATACGAGCATCTTCTTTAGTATCTTTTTTCTCATCAAACTGATCCTTTAAGGTATTAAATATTGAATCTACAGTATCAGCAATAGTAGAAATAGATTGACCCATCCCACGTATAACATTTTCTGCTTTACCATCCTGACCAGATTCGCCATCAGAACCATCAGCACCATCTTCAGGTTTAACACTCGCAGGATCAAACTTTTCACCTTTAAATCTTGCCTTTCTTTCTTCCTTACTTAAATATTCTCCATCAGCATCCTCCCCCAGTACACGTGAGTTAAAATCATCATCTAATGCAGTACCTTTCTTTATATCATCTGCTTTAATTTTTTTCTCATTAACATCTTTAATTCCTTTCTTTATATCATCTGCCTTAATTTTTTTCTTTTCACCATCGAGAGTTGATGTTGGAGTTCCCTTCCTTATATCTTCAGCCTTTATCTTTCTCTTTTTAGCCCTTATCTTTGGTTTCTTTTTTGCTTTTGGTTTCTTCTTTTTCTTTGTGGGATCTGGTCCAAGAGTTGATGTACCACGAGAACCACCACCAGGTCCATCAGAGATACCCTCACCATCAAGTATTGCAGTTCCTCTAGGTTCTCCCTCCCCACGTATATCATCTAAAGTATCATCCAATCCTTCAGGTATCTCTTCATCACCTTTTATATCATCTACATCTTCTATTGTTTCATCTAAGGTTTCTTCTATTGTTTCTTGCGTCTCTCTAATTTCCTCTACTTCTTCTGCTTCCTTTTGTCTTCTCAACCCCTCTCTGAGTGTATATATTTCTACTGCAGTTTCTAAATTAGAAAGTCTATTCTCAAGTCCCAGTACCCTCGTCAGAGTTTTCCTTTGCATACCAAAGGACTTACTCATTGTCTTATGCAACTGAGCAACATCCTTACCTAATCCCTTTTCAAGCTGCCCAACTCTACCCTCTAATTTAAAATGAGGATCATGAGCACTTCTTAAAGATTGTATTAGGTTTTTGTTGCTAGCCATTCGCTTGCTGTTGCTTTAGTTTTTCTTCTTCTAGGTGTTGTTGAAGAAGCCCCACATAAATGTCTCGTTCCCAAGGCATCATATTTTCAATCTCTGTTAAGCTATATTTATGGTACTGGATTAACGCAAAGTTTAGTCTAAAGTAATTCTCTAGACTCATATGTGTCATCCCTACCCGAAAAAAGATGCCAATCCCTCAAGCACTACCTCATTTTTTTTCTTAGTCTTAGGATTAGTTACTTCAATAGTATGAGATAGTTTAGGCATTGTCTCAAAGAACTTCTCAATACCTTTAAATTGAGTTGAGTTCATTGACTCAAGAAATTCATTCATTTCTTTCTTAGTACAATCAGCAGTTGCCCATACTTCTTCTTCTGTATATATTTTATCAATACAACTACCAATCAAATCAAATGATTGTTGCATTGCATTTTTTTCATCAAACTCAAAGTTGTTTTTGATAAACTGATCAAGAGATGGATACTTAAGTTCCATCATAATATTGTCATCCAGTTTGATTTGATTATCATGATCATCATTCTTCTGAATCTGAATATCATCCAAGTTAATAGTAACGGGAACTTGAGTTTCCCCATCATCAGGACATATTACATTTACTTCCAACTCTTCTCCAACAGATTTACCTCTGATGTTGAGGAATAGATATTCAATGTCAAAAGTAGGAAGTTTTTCTACTTTAATTCCTTTTGTAAGAACACAACTCTTAAGAACTGCTTTAATAGCAGTAGTTATTTGTTTAGTATCTTCACTTTCCAAGGCAATCACCAAAACTTTTTCCTCTTTAACAAGGAAAGGTCTGTATCTAATTGACTCTCCAGTTGATGGTAGCTCCAACTCATAGGTCGGAGTCGCAATTTTTGGTAAAGGCATAATATCCTAATACAATTCAGTGTACTTTATTTATCAGAGTAATCCGAAGGTTCCATCACCTCTCGGTCCCCAAGCTTGTCCTATTTGTGCTGTAGTTACAGCACCAGCAATATCCCCTAGTGTATCATTACCTGTTATTGCATCTACACCAGCATTAACCAATCCACCAAGAAGACCAGCTACATTAATATTATTTTGCTGTGCTTGCACAATTGGATCAAGAATATTTGGAGGAGCATTATGACTATCTACAATCAAATACCTTAAGTAAGTCATTGAAACCGTGCATTTTAATAATGAAGATGCATCATAAGAAACTGGCATTGAAGTTATCTGTATTGGATATGCCCTAAAAAATTCATACTCTAAAGATTGCTGTCTATCTCTTTCAAACTTTCTTACCTTCAATCCCTGATTAGCAACATAATCATCAGGATACTTTAAGGTGTATGCATAATATCTACTCCTTGCTTCTCTAGTATCTTCATTAACAACTGACTGCATCCATGTTTCAAAAAATTTAATCGGTGCATATTCTTTAGCATCAACATAAAATGTTAAATCCAATCTATCATCAAATACTTTTCTATGAGCATATCTTTCAGTAACTCCTACAAAATCATTAGTAAGTTCCATCGTTGCCAATGAAGAACCAGGTAAAGATGCTTCCGAACACATTAAATTTAACTTATCACTGGTTCGTAATCCAGGTGAAAAGTTAGGAACAGGAATCTCTACCTCAAATACAGAAGTTAATGCTGGTCTTAGTAAATCTGATTTAATGTTAGAAACAGATCTTACTCTTCCTAATTGTGCCATCTATAAATAATTTTTTACCTTATATATTATGTATGGCCGAAAGTAAAAAGAGTTTATATAGACCCTCTTTCCCTAAGAAATATAGTGGTAATCCTAATAATATTATCTGTCGTAGTTCTTGGGAAACTAAGTTTTGTGGGTGGTGTGACTTAAATGAAAATATTGTAGAGTGGGGAAGTGAAGAGTTCTTCATACCATATCGTGCTCCTGATGGTAAAGTTCGCAGATACTATCCAGACTTTATTATTAAGGTAAAAGAAAACTCAGGTCAAATTAAAACATATGTGATAGAAGTTAAACCATTAAAACAAACTAAACCACCCAAACCAAAAAAGAAAGTGACCAAATCATATATCTACGAGTGCAAAACCTATGCTATGAACCAAGCGAAATGGAAAGCAGCAGATGAATGGTGTAAAGATAAACGAATTGAGTTTAAGATTATTACCGAAAGAGAATTAGGTATAAGATAATGCCAAGAAAAACACTCAAACAAAGAGCAGAAAGAGATGCTGCAAGAGAACAAGAAGACTTTGGATTTAATGCTGCAGCAAATGAAGAAGATAATCGTATCAGACAATTTCTCAGTGAATTAAATAATGAAACTAATGACCCTGAAGAAATGATGTTAGAAATAATGGGTGTATTAAATGACACGGTTACTCCTATACCAGAAGTAGGAAAATTTTATACCTTTGTATATAATGCTAAAACTCCTGGTAAATCATATGACCAACATCCATTGATTGCTTGTACCTCATTAGAACGATGGGGATTCAAAGGATTGAACTTTCATTGGCAAAAATATAGGAATTATACATGGGAAGAACTAGCAGGACAACTGTATGTGGTGCAATGGAATGAACTTGATGACCTTCTTGCCATACCTTATGGTAAATTCATATTAAATCCACGCTAAATAGTTAAAAAAATTGTATAATGGCATCATATTACGGTAGTTCCGAAATTAAAGATCAATTTAAATGCGGAAAATTACCAGGAAGATACTATACATTAACCAATAAAGATACAGGAGAAATAACTGTTAAGAGGAGAGGTAGTATCACTGGTACTATTATTGAAAAAGGATCTGATATAAAAGATACAGTCATTGGTTATGTTGATGCTAAGAATAAAAAATTTAAAGCAGCAATTCAAACAAGTGCAGATTCAGTTATCACTGCATCAGAGACAGCGTTTTTTAATACAAAAGAAGGAATTGACACAGTAAGAAGAGCAGCAGAAACAGTTACAACCAAAGCAATTAACGCTGCTAGTACAGTCGGAGCAAGTATTAACGAAGCAGCAGGAAAAGCAGGTGATTTACTTCAAACAGGTGCGGCAAAAGTAGGAGAGTTGGTCAATACAGCAATATCCAATGCAACACAAACACCCGATGGTAATACAAATCCAGATGGAGCAGCAAGATCAGGAACTAGAAAATCTTTTCCTGGTGCAGGTGGTAGTTCTCCACTAACATTCCCAGAAGGTATAGGATTTAGTAAACAAGATGTTATTAAATTTAATATGCTGGAGTATATACCAAAAGGTCTTACTGCTGGTGAAGATGGTAATTCATTCGGACCTGTTGATAGACCTAAAGGTAGAAAAATTATTGGTAGTATTGTATTACCAATACCAACAGGGATTGGAGACCAATCTAACGTAAGTTGGGGACCAAACACAATGAACGTTGGTCAAATGCAAGCAGCAGGAATTGCTAAAGATTTATTGGGTGATACAAAAGAAAAAGGTGCAATAGATAGTACCATAAATGCGTTATCAAGCAATAACGAAGAGGTTAAAGAAGCACTTAAAACTGCATTAGCTGGTGCAGCAACTGGAGGAAATCCAAATGCACTTCTAGGAAGAACAACAGGAAATATATTAAATCCAAACATGGAATTATTATTCAGTGCTCCTGCATTGAGACCATTCAATTTTAACTTTATACTATCACCTAGAAATAGACGTGAAGCATCAACAATCGTAAAGATTCTTAGGTTCTTTAAGCAAGGAATGGCTCCTATTCGTAGCGAATCAAATCTATTCTTAAAGTCACCACATACATTCCAAATGCAATACCTACATAGAGGTAGTAATGATCATAAATTCCTGAACAAATTCAAGGAGTGTGCTCTACAATCATTCGGTGTAAATTACACACCAAATAATAACTATTCAGTATATGAAGATGGTTCTATGCAATCATACCAAATGAACATGACCTTTACTGAACTCGAACCAGTATTTAATGATGAATATCCAAGTGATGGCGACGCATCTATAGGTTACTAAAATGTCAAAGTATTTTAAACAAGTTCCAGATTTTGACTATGTAAGTAGACTTCCTAATGCAGGAATATCCGACTATATTAAAGTAAAAAATCTTTTTAAGAAGGGTTACCTTAGAGAAGATATATTCCAAGACACTACTATCTTCACTAAGTATGCAATTAATGGTGATGATAGACCAGATAATGTTGCCTATGATTTTTATAATGATTCTTCATTAGATTGGTTGGTTCTCCAGTGCAATAACATTATCAATGTACAATCTGAGTGGCCTATGTCACAATCAGATTTTGATAGGTATTTAATGGACAAATATTATAATTTTCCATCTCCATTTACCTCATCATATGATTGGTTATATAATGGTATTCATCATCACGAATCAAAAGAAGTAAAAAATAGTGCAGGTACAACCATTGTTCCAGCAGGTCTTACTGTTGCTGCTGGTATAGGTGTTACATTCTATGACTATTTCTTAGATGGAGAAACTAAAGCAGAAAATATTACTACACCAGTAACTAACTATGAATATGAAGCAAAAATAGATGATAAAAAAAGAAGTATATTCCTACTCAAACAAAGATATATTAATGTTGTCAGAGATGATATGCAAGAAATCATGGCATATAAAAAAGGTTCCAGTCAGTATGTGAATGGAACCTTAAAAAGAGGAGAAAATATTAGACTATATTCTTAGTTATTCGTCAGCAAGTTGCTGGAAATAACTTAGTGCATCATCTTCATCAGATGATTGAGATGCTACAGGTGCAGCAGCTACTGGTTCTCTACTCTTGAAATCAGGAGTAAATGATCCACGACTGTTATCCTCATTTACAACTTCTTCGTCATATACACGACGTGTTGGTTGCTTATGTCCTAGAACATAATCCAAACGCTTCTTCAGGTCATCATATGACTTGAATTGGTCTGGTGCGGTAACAGCAGCAAGTGAATACTGCTTCTTCCATAATGCTTCTAGTGCATCATCATCATCTAATATAGGAGATACCTTATCGAACTCTGACTTGTCATAGTTCCAGTAACCATCCTTCTTCACAATCTTCAACTTGAAGTTTGCACCTTGCCAGAAGTCAAAAGGATTGATTGGAGTTTCATCCTCAAACTCTGGTTGCATTGCTTCCAT